TCGGAGTTGGTAAGATTTGGAATGCGGTTACGCGTGAGCGTATCGCCCAGGTTTTGTCAGCGCCTGCTACTCAAATCCCTTTTGCAATAGTTCAATATAAGGATTCAAACTCAAGCGTTATGAAGTTAGGAATTGATGAGGAATTAGGAATGTCAGAAGAAGAATTTCGAAAAATTCAAGCTAGTGTTCCATCTTGTTCAAAACTAGTTACTACGCCTCTCTACGGGATATATCCGGTATCTCGTTTTCCTGCTCAGTTAAGTAAATATGGCAGATGCACTGTGAAAGATGTTGCTAAGAAATCTTTCTCTCCTCTAGTCTGTGTAGATGAGAAAGAGATGCAATTTGCAATTGACACAATGCGAGCTATATTACCAGAATTCACAAAGATAACAGATAGTGAAGTTATTGTTGGTAATGCTTCTTTGGCCGCTCTAAATAAGAAATCTTCAAACGGTTTTGGCTGTCTTCCCGATAAGGCAGATTATATCGATTTTGATCGTAGAGAATTTAAAGATTTTTTTAAGATTGAACTGAATGATATAGAAACCCAGTTAAAGCAGCAACTTCTTCCTTGGAAGAATTTTGTTTGGGTGGAATCGTTGAAAGATGAATTAAGAGGAGTGGAAAAAGAGGGATTACCTCGAAGTTTCCGGGTAGGCACTGTTCATCAGCAAGTGCTTTCTAAGAAATATCTGGGCGACCTCGTACAAAAGTTGATGTCTTTTCGTGAATTTAATGGTATAATGGTGGGAGTTAATCCTTTTATAGAATGGGACAATTTAGCAAAGAAATTGTCTAATTACCATTTGTTCGCGGCTGATGTTAAACAGTGGGACGGAGGCATGCTAGTTCAAGTGCAGCGTGCCGTCGTCCAAGAGATCGTTAAGAAGTTTCAAGGTACAGTACCGGAAACAAAAGCCTTAGAGCTTTTACTGGAAACAATAATACATAGTTTGGTTATCGTTCAAGATGATTTTTACTTAACAACTCATTCTCTTCCCTCTGGTCATTTTTTAACTGCCATTTTTAATAGTTTAGTTAATAGATTTTATACCGCTATGTGGTATTATAGACAAATGAGTAAGTATGGTAGGGTCGTAAGTGTGAAACAGTATTTCGAGGACGTGTTAGATTTGGTTTATGGAGATGATAAGGTAGTAGGTGTTAAAAATAATTTTGACATCTTGACAGCGCGAACAATGCGTGACTTTTTCACTTCTATAGGCCTGGGTTTGACTACTTCCACAAAAGGAGAGATAAATTTTGACTTTCAGAGCTTGCAAGATATAGATTTCTTGAAAAGAAAATTTGTTTATCATCAAGATCTGGGTCGATATATGTGTCCCCTTGAATTACGAACGTTATATTCTGGATTGTCTTTTGTCATGAGTGATAAGGATATGTCGCAAGTTTTGGATGATAAAATAAATAATATTCAGAGAGAATTATTTCTTCATCCTGACTACGACAAACACTTAGAGGATCTCTATGCTAGACTAGACAAGTATAACTACCCGTACATGAAATTACCTGTTTCTTATTTACGATTCTTA